ATGGCTGGACGATTGCAGGTTGATCCTGAGTTGCTGCATCGGTCCGCTGATGAGATGGATCGGTTGTTGTCGGCGCATCGGGCCGCGCACGCCAAGGCGCATGCCATGATCGGTGCGGCTGCTTCGGGGTTGGTGGGTGATGCCGCCGCAGCGCTGAAGAATGAGTCCCCCGAATGGCAAGGCCACTCCAAACACGTCGAAAATGAGTCGCTGCATTTTCGGGATGCGTTCGACGGTATCGGGTATGCCATCGCCGATGCTGATGAACAGACAGCGGTCAATATGTTGACCACCCGGTTGCCGCAGACCGGGGCTTAGCGGTGTCGTTTTCGCTGGCTGATCTCGAGCGCGCCAAGGTGCAGTCCTCCCGCGACCTTGCCGACGCCCTGGACATCATGGCGGGCGCGAACCGCGACATGAAACAGGGTGTGGAACGGTTGCCGATCGCTGGGGATGCCTGGCAAGGCGTCTCCGGGGACGCGGCCCATCACCAGACAGACGTCTACGGCAAGTACTTGGGTGGTCATGCCGAGGCCCAGCACGGCGCGGCGGGCAAGATCCGGCGTGCTGCCGATGAATTCGAGGGCGTGCAACAGCTCCTCAAGAAGATCGAAAACGACGCTGCCAGCGGTAAATTCACCATCAACCTAGATACCGGTGAAGTCACCCCACCTAGCGGCAAGTACGACAAAAACGAGCTGGACTACCTGACCAGCACCCTCAAGCAGATCCGCGCGGCCGGGGAGACCGCGAACGCTGACCTGACCGCCGCGATCAAAGCGGCCAAGGAACTCCCCGAGCCCTCCGGATCTACCGGGGCGCTGCCGCTGGCACCGGGCTCAGCCATCAAGCCGAATGGTTCTGCGGGGGCGCTGCAGAACTTGGCCGCTCCCAACCCTGATGGTGATCCGGGGGCGACGAAAGCCGCTGCCGCTACTGGTGCCGATACGGAAGCCAAGTACAAGGAGTGGTACCCGAAAAACGGTGTCTCTGTGGGGGATAAGAGTGTTGATCCGAGCAAGCTCGGCGGGGTGGGGGCGCTGCCGGGTGTGGGCAATATCGACAAAGCCGCACCTGCCAAGCTGGCTCCGACATTGGCCGACCGTGATGTGCCCGCGTTCAAAGACATCACCCGCCAAAACCTGCAACGCCAGGGTGTGCCTGCCGACCAGATTGAGCAGCGGGTCAACGACGCCGTAACGCGAGCTCAGACACCGCATTTTGCACCTGACGGTGGCCCGATGCGGTCGCCCGGTGAGGTGCCGCTGCATAACTCTGTCGGTGATCAGTTCAACGACATCGTGGGCCGCGCCAACGACTCGGCCACCAAAACAATTGACGGCCAGATTGAACAGGGCAAGATCCTTACCGGACAAGCCGGACCGGGCGCACCAGGTGTCGCCGATGCCTGGAAAGACGTCGGCCTGGGCGCAGCCAAGCAGGTCCACGAGCTGATGACCGATCCGCTGGCCGCACCCAAAATGGGCATCCAAGAAGCCCAGGACTTCTACCACCACCCCGGCGAATCCATCGGCAAAAACATCATCCTGGGCACCGAAGGCCTAGCCACCGGAGCCATCGGCGGTGAGGCCGCAGCCGGAGCACGCGGACTACTCGGCGACGCCACCATCGCCGGCCGCGGGGGCCTCCTCGACATGCCAGGCCTGCCTCATGACACGTCCCTGATGCCAGGGCACGCGCATGTCGAACTTCCGAGCGTCCACCCCGGCCCGATTGCTGACCACCCGATAGGCGGGGATCACGGCGGCGGGTTAAGCGGCGACCATTTGGGCGGCGGTATCGCTGATGTCGGTGGCAGCAATGGTCTTCCTTTCATCGACATGTCGATGAAAGATGGCTGGTCGGATTTCCAGCACTCACAGATGCAGGACAAGGTGCAGGGATTCAACGCATCACTCGGTGACGAGGGGTTCAGCAAGACTCTGCCAGGAGTGCGCGACCCCGCCATCCGCCAGTTGTTCCTAGACACCCTCGGCTTGGACCGTGTGCCACCTGGCGTGCACGTAGACCACATTCGAGACCTGCAAGCAGGTGGTCTCGACTCGGTCGACAACATGGGGTTGCTCGACGGTAGCGTGAACTCGAGCTTCGGTTCACAGCTCAACTCGGGGATGAACCGGTACCCCGAGGGGACCCAATTCGGTGGCGTGCGTCTCCCAGATCCGGGCCCCTGACATACGCTGCACACATAGGATTAGCCGCCACGACAACAGGAATCCGGAGATGGAATTCGCATTCGACCCGCCGACACGGCCCACCGAAGTGTGGGCGCCCAGACTGGTCGGCGACATGTTCGCTGTCCGAGGGATGTGTGGGCGCTCTATGAACCGAGGACTCTTCCGGTTTCACGACGCTGCGTCGGCACCTGCAGCTCAGGCGACCATCGATGCTATGTTCCGGACGCGGGGGCTCGATGCCGAAGTGTTCGCATTCGACTGGCTGGCACGTCAGTTCGCTGTCACGAGCCGGATGACCCCAGAGGGGATGCCGGACCGCGCACAGACCTCGCGCACGGTGGTGGTTCTCGACCCATTCGACGGCTCGGTCACGCCTTGGGTGGACGCCCACTCTTTCGAACGCGCGTTGAGTGTCCCACTCGCTCAGGACTTCCTGCTGCCGGACTTGTTCGGCGAGTGGATGGGCGCTGTCGGCATCAACTACTTGGAGTTCGACGCGTGCGCAGGGGCGACTGTGCCGGGGTTCTACGGCGGCAAGCGCGAGATCGGCAACCTCACTTGCGACTCCGTCGACGTGTATCTGTCGTTCGCGCAGCAACTATGGGAACACGGAATTAAGAACGGGCCGGATTCGCCGCGACCGCACTTAGTAGTAACCAAGGGGCAGTAGACATCACGCGGTTCTCGACGCAGCAGATGGCCGAGGTGAACAGTTTAATCAAGCCGCGGCTCTCGATGGTGTACGACCGGTGTGCACCGCTACTCAGCAAGCGTGGGAACAAGGTCGTCGACCGGGCCATCGCGAAGGGGACCGTGGGCGGTGATGTCGGTATGCAGCTGCTATTCGAGCCGGCGATGCTGCTCAGTCTCGTTGCGGACACCGACTCCATGTACGAGTTAGCGGAGTCGGCCAGGGACATTCCGTTTATCGGCAACTACGGCCTGTGGAGTCCCTGCGAGGCGACCATCGCGGCGACGTACCGGGTGCTCGCCATCGCCGATGACTCCCGCGCTACCGAAGTCGAGTCGTGGTTGTCGCTGCCTGAGAACGGCGGGATGCCTGGCCCCCCGGTAGTCCACCAGGCGATGACGAACCGGCTCGGCGGCCTCCTAGTGGAGCAGATCCGATCCGATGTCTACTCGCCGCCGCTCAACCTGCCGCAGTTCTCGTACGTAATTGGCAAGCTGCGGGAGCTGTCATCTATGTGGGCGTTCGGGGGTTCCGAGTCATGGCCGCGCATGAGAATCGATGAGGAGATCTCGGGGATCCGTAGCCAGGTCCACGACTTCCTCGTGTAGCTGTGCACGCCAGGCGGGAGCGGTCGTTCACCATTGAGTTATGACCGCGATCAAGCGTTTCCAGAAGACCGGAACCTGTGGCACCTGCTCGGGTGCGATCCACTTCTACCCGGCGCCGGTGACCGACGAACAGGCCATCGCCGAGGGCGACGACCCCAGCGGTCAATGGACACATCTAGAGCCCGCTGATTGGGTCGACAACCCACACCCGGCCGAACCCGCCGCCAGGTAATACCAGGTCGGCACGGTGTTTCTAATCCCACGATTTAACGCCACACGGCGCTAAGCTTGACCCAGCTTCACGGGGGGTGAAGCGTCGACAAGGGCTTACGCAGATGCGAGTGGGAATCGGCGAGCAATACCGCCATATGGAATCTGAACATGTTCGTCAGCAACGTTGCCATTCAGCGCATCTGGGACAAGGGCGAGAAGAAGATTGCCGTTGCAGGGGTCGATGCTTCGCTGCATCAAGAGCCTGATATGTGCGTCGTTACCTTGCCCGCCCAGCGGTCAACTGTGAGCGTGAATGTCGGTGCCGGAACGGGGAAGGGCCGCATTGACTTGTGCGCCAAAGCTATGGAAATCGCCACCGGGACATTGCCGAAGATTCCCAAGTAGGGATCGCGCAGGCTACGTCACCGGCGTGAATCGTTCGACGACCGTCAGGTCGATTGCGGGCGGGGTCCACGTCGGCTCGGTGGTGAAGTCGGTGACGGTCGGCGCGACAAACCAAAACGAATCGAAGGTGTGTTCCTTGCCCAGTACCTTCATGGTCCCGAACTGCACTTGGTAGACCAGCTTGTATCCCGACCCCAACTGCAGCGCAGGCGAATTCGCGAGCATGTCCAGACCGACGCTGGCGCGCTGCTGATCGATCTCGGTCGGTGTCGGGTTCTCCCCCGCCGGCGCGTCCAGGCGCGGCAGCTTCAACACCCCGTTCTCGATGCGGGCATCGAACGGCACCAGTAGCAGCGTGATCGGCGGCGTGTGCGCGGTCAGCCGAAACTGCGGCTCGGGTGGGTCCAGCTTGTTGTCTGGGCCCGCGATCCGGGGCGTGAACGTCACGGCGCCCCATGGTTTGAAATGGTCGGGCCGGTAGCCGCTGTCTAGGGTGTCGGGGACGATGTTGCCGTACAGGCCAACGCATTTGAACCATGGAATATCGACTATGTCAGTCATCGTTGTCGGCTTTCTGTGCGCGTGTGAGGAGTGCGATTTTCCAGCCGATGCCGTAGGCGAGCGCGGTGTACATGACGACACGGACTTGTTCGCGGTAGGGGTAGTCGCGGTCGGTCCACTGCGACAGCGCCGCCTGGGTCAGTACCAGTGCCAGGAACACATTGGTCAGGACCATGACCTTCCCGATAGCTTCTGCGCGCCAGTTGGACCGCCCGACATACAGTCCGACGAACGTCCACGCACACACGGCGGCGGCGGTCATGGCGATACTGATACCCCACGGTGCTGCTAGGAATACCGCGGTGGTAATTGCGACGGTCGCGGCCAAATGCGGCCAGGTACGGCGGATTCTCATGTGGTTCCGTACTTTCTGCGCATCGAGCGTTCGACGGCTTCGGCGAAATGGTTGCGACGTTCCTGCTCGGCCATCTTGGCGGTGAGCGCACTGACCCTTTCAAGGGTGTCTTCGGCCTCGGCGCGTGTGGCCGCATCCTTGGCGCGTTCGGTCGTGTCGATGGCCCGGCGCCACCAGCACGGGCGCTTCATTGACTCGGTCCGATCTGCTCAACGACCTTGGCAGTCACCGTGGCCGCGCCGGCAAGTTTGGCGATGGACTCCCGGTTGGCCGCCTCGGCTGCGCGAAGATCCCCGATCTGCTTGTCCTTGTCAGCGATGGTTTGTTTGTACACCCATCGGGGTACCAGCCAGCCGAACATGATCGCGAGCACGCACAACCCGACCAGCGACGCCCACAGGTAGTCGTCAGGGCTGTTGAGTAGCACTGACATGGGGCCGATGGCCGTTAGTGTCACGGGCGCTTGACCAATGCAGCGGAATCGGGGTCACCCACGCGCGATCCCTGCAATGACAGCAGGATCGAGGTCAGCGCGGCAGTGCCGGCGACGACGGCTACGCCTTGCCATGACACCGTGGCCACGGTGGCGTCGGCTACGAACACGCCGCCGACGCTGGCCGCGGTGGCGCGCACTGCGCGTTCTATCGCGTCGATCCAGAACTGTTTGGTGAGCATCGTTCCTCCTTGTGGGTAGATGAATTCGGCCGGTTGGGCTTACGGGAGCTTCCAGGCCGTCCACGCCGGCGGGCCGTCGTTCCACCACGAGACGGTGCCGGGCACTGTGAACACTGTTGCAGTCGAGACCTTTTCGGTGATGATCTGCGCGGCGCAATCCACCGCGGTCAGCCCACTCCAGAATGTTTCGGGTTGGTCGTGGTAGTGGAAGTGCGCGTTTGTGGAGATGAATTTGAGTGCGGCGGCGATGGTTTGGATGATCTGCGGCAGAAGGGTAAAGAGCTTCATCGCATCGAGGATCTGACCGCCGACCTGGTTTGTCGGCCCGGTGGTGACCAGGTTGGCCACGGCGGACAGCGCACCGGCTCCCGGTAGCGATGAGGTCAACAGGCCGAGTAGCTGACCGCCGACGGTGGAGATGAACAGGTTGAACAGGTAGGCAGCGAATTCGAGTGAGATCTCCATGCGGGTCAGGATCTGGTACAGCCACGGCAGTAGCCCGACGGCGTTGGCGTACATGTCACCTTCGTGGGTGAACTGGTAGGTGATGGGAACCGCCCAGTCTGGTCCGAACACCCCGGAAATGCCTTGTCCGCCTGGATTGTTACCGAGCAGCGTGGGACCGTCGCGGCGCGACGGGCCACCGAATCCGATGACGAGTTTGATTTCGTCGCGCCGATCTTCGGGCCATTGCAGCAAGGCGGTGTTCACCACGTCGTCGCCCATGCTGTAGCCCATCCAGATCTTGGGCACGCCGACCATGGGCAGCGCTAGCCGCAGCAGCTCGGCGCTACCCTCGGCGCGGGCATCGACATAGGAATGTGTGGGATCACCCATCAGGAACGCATCGGTGGAGAATCCGACGCCCTGTTGTACGAACCGCTTCTCTTTCGCCTTGGGTGCGACGAGCACGACACCGAGCCGGGTCTTGCAGTCGTAGGTGAGCACCCCGGGCTGCCGGTTGTATTTCTCGTCTTCGGTGGCGGCAAGGTATTCCTGCATGTTTCGCAGTGCACGGTCGGTAGCCGCGTCGAATACGCCCGACTCGATCACGCCGAGGTTGTGTGCGTCCGACCGGCCGGGGTAGGCGAACAGCAGTCGGTGCTGCAGCTTGCGGATTTCATCGGTTGGGCCCATCGGCGGGTCCGCCAGTTGCGGCTGTTGCCAGGTCATTACGCGGCCTTCTTCTCTGCGTCGAGCCACGCCTTGATGTCCTCGCGCGCGACCGTGACCTTGGCCTTGCTGATACTGGCCAGCAGCGCCTTGGCGAGTTTGGCGTCTTCCTGCCGGTCCGGGTACTTGCCCGGCATGTCGGCTGCCGTGGACACCTCCCACAGCAGCGCGATCGAGGGGGTGTGACCCTCGTTGGCCAGCGTCACGACGGCCGTCACGTGCTGGTTGGCGTCGATCGCGCGCGGAAGATCCGCTCGCGTGGTGACGTTGCCCTCCCCGAGGTGTCGCAGCGGCGACGTCGAGGGGATCGGTTGGTTCTGCCCGCGCACGAAGTCGATCACTTCTTGCCATTCAGATTGCGGCACTTGGGCCATGTCTTCATCTCCTGTGCTGGTATCGAGGTAGAGGCGGACGCGCCGGATCAGCTCGTCCCAAGGGAAGTTGTCGCCGGGGTCGGTATGGCCACCACCCCAGCTTCCGAAGTCACGGTGACCGCAGATACCGTCACGGCCCCAAGGGATTCCGTTGCCGCCGATGTACTCGACGGGTATGTCGTAGGTGCGGCACAACCACGCGATCAACTGGGCCGTGCGGGTGAGTTGGAGGTCTTCGTTTTTGCCGTCGGAGGCGTCGGTTTCGAGCCACTTGCCGCGATCCCAGCCCGAGTAGGAACCGGCCATGCAGATGTGGAATGCGTAGGAGTTGGCGTTGACCGCGGACCATGGGGTGTCGTCCCAGTTGACGGTGAGCACCGTCTCGACGTCGTCAACGCAGGCGTTGTAGGACACCGCGCCTGGCGTGCCTTGGGTAGAGATCAGGAACCCGGCCAGATCCCACGCGCTGCGCCCGCCCTCTTGGGTGTGCACCACGATCCAGCGCGGGGTTTTGCCGCCGCGGCCGACGTACCGGTTCGAGGTGAGCCGGGTGCGGGTAGTGGGGCTGCCGGTCCCGATCGGCGGCAGCGGCGGTTTGGGCGTGACGGGGCCTTGCGCGAGCGCGCGCCGCAGCACCGCCCACGCTTCGTCCCAGCGCGCCGCGTAGCGGTCGGGATAGGCCGACCGCTGCACCCGCTGCACGAACTGACCAGCGAGGGCCGGGTTTCCGGCCGCACGCCCGTAGTCATCGGCCAGCCGCGTCTGAAACACGTCGGCAGCCAGCGCGAGCGTCATGCGCGAGCGCATGTTCCCCCACCAGTTGTCGCTGCCCGCCACCACCTCGCCGGGGGCGCCGTTCTGCTGCTGGAAATAGCCCACCGAGCGCCCGTCGTCTGATTCGGCGTCGTGGGGGTACTTCTCGGAACTCGGATCGTTCGCGTTCCACGGGCACCACCACTGCGGATCCCCGTTGTCGTCATCGGCGCCGACCTCGACGTCGATGCACATCAGCGTCAGCACCGTGGCGAGTTCGTCGAGTCCGCGCGCCAGCGACACCGCGTGCACCTCACGGGCGATCTGCTCACGGCTACGTAGTGGGCCGTCGGGCCGGAACCACACGAAACTCATGACTGCGGGCCGAATCCCAGGAATTGGCGCACGAGCGCCGGCAGTAGTTTCGCGACGCGTTCAGCGAGCCCGTCGAGCGCCTTGTCGTCCCACTGCCATGGGGTGATGTTGGTGAGGTTGTTGACGAGTCGGGGTAGGGCGTCGACGACCTTCGTCGCGATGGTCTCTGCGACCTGCTCGCCCAATTCGGGGTGCTCGTCCAGATATTCGTGTGCGGCTTCGATTGCCGTGTTGAATAGCCATTTGACGATGGGTTTCATGGTGTCTCGCTTTCCGTTTCGGAAGGTAGCGCTGCGGGGGTGTTGATGCCGCGCAGCGTCACCAGCCGTTCTGGCGCTGTGGCGCCGTGAGTCGCGGATCGCGGTGGCGTTCACCGGGCGCGATATGAGTGACCACCACGAACGTCGCCGCCGCGGTGACGAGCGCGATTGCGACACAGCTCGCACCCACCTTGCACAGTGGCCCGAACATCACTGACCGCCCTTGAACCGGGTTTTCGGCGTGATATCGATGCTTACTGGACTGCCACCCACGGTGATTGGCGTATCGAGGGCACGGCCGCGTAGGTAGGTGGAGCCGTTGAAGATGGCGTAGTGACTGACCACTGTGGACGCCGGTATCAGCAGTGCCCCGGCGGAGCCTTGAGATACGGCGTACCCAGCGTCGGCCCCCGCACCGTCTGCTGCAGGACCCCACGTCGTGTTGAATGACGCTGGCGTTGAAGCGATCACGTTTGCGGCGCTCGTGCCGGTGCCGGGGTCGCCGCTGCACGCCTTGATGGTGTTGCCTGCCGCTGCGATTGCGTTGCAAATCGCCTGTTGATGAGCTGATGTGGCTCCCATGATTTCCTCCTAGAGTTGGGTTACTGATATGCGCGAGCCCAGGCGCCGCCTGGTGCACCCGCGCCGCCTGTGTTGCCGTTGAAGGCGTTTCCGGTGCCGCCATTCCCGCCACCGCCGGGTGGGTTACCCGCTGCCTGTGCAGTGGATTGGACAGCGCCGCCGTTGTAGGACTGGCCGTTGTAGGTATGGGTGCCGGGCGAGGCTCCGTTGCGGGTAGAGCCGAACTGATCTCCGGTGCCGCCCGCAGCCGACAGCCCAGACCAGCCCGACCCAGGCACCGACGCGGTGACGGTGCCGCCGCCGGCGCCCTTGTTGCCTTGTGTGCCACCGGGTGTGGCTGCCGGGATGACGATCGTGATCGAGGTCGCCGACCATGGAATGTCGACGCCGCGCTCCAACGTGACGTGTGACCAGTTGCCCGCGTTGCCGCCGCCACCAGTGACGAACCCGGCGAACCCACCACCGCCGCCGTTGCCGCCACCGACGAGCACGATGTCGATGTACCGGCACCACGACGGGATGTTGTAGGTGATTGTGCCTGGTGCCGACCACGATTGGGTGTCGGGCGCGTGCGGGCTGAATACCGCGGTGGCGCTGTCGTATCCCCCACCTGAATCGAGTCCGGTCAAGTGGGCCAACAGTGTGCCGGTGTCGTAGACCTGGCCGAACTCAGTGCCTGTCAGATGGGCCAGCAATGCCGCATTGTCGTAGCCCATTCCGTCGTCGGTGCCGCTCACGTAGTACCTGAGTACGGCAGTGGCAGAGTCGGATCCGATTCCGTCGTCGTGGCCGGTCATGTGTGCGAGCAGCGCGGCACTGTCTGCGCCCGCGGCGGTCTCGGTGACCAGCAGGTGTGCGAGCAGCGCGGCACTGTCTGCGCCCGTGGCGGTCTCGGTGGCCAGAAGGTGGGCCAGCAGAGTTGCCGAGTCCTCCCCGATGCCGGTGTCGATCGCGCCTGCACGCGGTACCCAATGCCATTTACCGCCAGATGCGCGCGCCGGCACGATCGGATTAGGTGACCACTTACCGCCCCGCGGCGGTGACGGGATGGTGGGGTTGGGTGACCAGGGCATCTATTCCTCGGCAGCGTGCGTGGGTTCGAGGAATTCGAGGTATTCGGCGGCAGCGCCCTGAACGGTGAGGGTGTACGGTCCGGCGAATGACAGTTCCAGGCCGTCGGCAACGTTGCGCATGCTCAGATTGAGCGGTTTGAACCACACGTCGGCCCCGTCGAGATTCTTGGCCTTGATGTATCCGGCTTTGTCTTGAGTGAAATTCATTGTTCGCCTCTATATCTGGCTTCGGTTGAGCAGCGATAGGGACAGGTAGGTCGCTGTGCCCGCAGAGTCCCCAGTGAGCTGGCGGGTGGTGGCGTTGGCGCCGATGACCTGTCCGGCGCGCACCACGTCCCCGGCGTTCAGGTAGATGACGAACGAGTCCGACAGCGCCAGTACCGGGATGGTGAGGTCGATGCTTCCGTCGCTGGAGTTGGATCGCGAATACTGTTGCGGCAAACCGAGCTTCGATACCGTAGTCGTGCTGTTGACGAAAATCGCGGGTTGAGCCTGCCCTGAGCTGTTGGTGGCGGTGGCGGAGATGTTCGACTTCGTGGACACCTTGGCCAAGTACCAACCGCTCAACGAGACGGTCATTGTGCCGGTGGTCAGATTGCAGGCGATATCCGGTGTCGCCGCCTGCACCACTGTGTAGAAGCTGTTCGGCAACACCGTCGTGCCCGTCGCGACCGTCACCGCCGCGGTGTTGGTGCGGGCCATCACGGCACCGGAACCCAAATAGATGGGTTCGATGTAGTCCGACAACGTGATAGCCGCAACCCGGAAGCTGTCGTAGGTGGTGGTCCCTTGGAACCATCCGTTGTTCACGGTGGCGCGCTGCATGACGAATCCGCCGCCGTACCGGGTGGATGCGCCGAACGTCACCGCCGACGAGGTCACCGACAGCACAGTGTTGCCGCCCACGGTGAGCGTCCACGTCGTGCCGACGTTATGCACCTCGACCAGAGAGCCCTGCCCGAGCGTTCCCGACCAAGACCCGCCCGAGAATGGCGTGAACGTGATGCTGGCGCCCGAGCGGGTGTAGCTGCCGATGGTTGCACTGCCGTTGTCGATCTTGAGGCAAGCGCCCGCGGTGTATCCCGAATCCGAGTGGAACAGATGGTATTCGGGAACATTGGTCGATCCGCCCTGATCGCCGAGCACCACGGCAAGGCTCTGATCGTCGGTGCTGTACTGCTTGTTGCAGGTGACGACGTAGGTACCGTCTGGTTTCGACGCGGCGATACCGGCGTACCCGTTGTTGCCCCGCACTTTCAGATCAGCGCCGGTGAACTCGACGGGCAGGGCCGCACCGTCAGCACCGCCGAATACGCTGGTGTAGTTCAGGCCACCGCCAGCTGCGTTCTGCTGACCTTGCAGCTTGGCTTGTAGCGCGGCCACGGCCGCTGCCGCAGCCCCGGCTTGGTCCGCACTCTGCTTGACTCCGATGAGTCCGTTAATCACCGCGACCAAGTCGAAGCCGCTGCCACTTTGCCCGGTTGCCGCGTTGACGATGCCGTCTTTGAGCGACCCGATGCCCGTGACAGCCTCGCTAATAGCGCCAGTGATCGCCGAACCGGCCATCTGTCCCGAGCTGTTAAGTGCCTGAGTCTTGTTCTGGTTGAGGCCAAACCAGTTCTTGAAGTCCTGCACGATGCCGTTGATGGGCGTGACTACAAGTCCGTTGATGACATCTTTGATCTGATTGAGGACCGTCTGAATGATGACAAGCCCCGAAACCTGCGCTTGCTGGATCAGGCCCTGGATTTCTGAGGCGGTGATCTTGCCGTCGGCGGTGATCGCCTGTAGGCGGGCGGTAATGTTGGCCACCTCAGAGTTGACCGCGCCGCCGATGGCGTCGACCATCTCGCGCAGATCCTTGACCAGGCTTAGATCTAGCAGGTTCGATGCCCACGCCGAAGCGTTGGAGAATCGGAACGTTCCGGCCGTGGCGCCACTGTCCAGGATGAGCAGCTCGGACACCTGCGCCACGCCGGGAGGCACCGGCCATTTGTCTTGGACCGGAACCCATTGCCAGCCATGATCACCGGAGGGTTGCAAGCTGCCGCGGATGACATCGGGTAACGGGTTGCCCGCCGGGTCGAATGGGGTGAACCCGACCTTGACGGGGTTGGATCCGGCGGTGGCGGTGGCACCCGTCCACTGCGAGGCTGCGCGCAGTTCTAGGGTTTGGCCGGGAAACACCGGGAAGGGTTCCGAGCGTATGACCTGCTGTGTGCCGTTGGCGGTTGCTCGGATTGAGCCGCCCGAAAGGAATCCGGGCATCACCGAATCCCAGGACCAGTACGGGTTGCCGGTGACACTGTCAGCGTTCAGGAACTCCCCGGCGCCGTTGATCAGGTCCTGAATGATGTTGGCGATACGCGAGATTGACAGCACCCCTGGAAAGCCCAGCGCCTTTCCGGCCAGCTCGACGATTGTCGCCAGGATCGCGCCGGGGCTCAGATTGATTCCTTCGAGCGCTTCTTTCAGCTCGGACAGATCCAGCCCGGTTAGTTCGTAGATGACGTCAACGACGTCGTCGAGGGCTCCCGAAATGGCGCCGCGGATCTTGTCGCCGGCCTGCTGCGCGGTATCGGCGAGCGCCGTTTCGTAATCCAGCTGCGAGCGCAGCGGGTTATTCAGGGACGCGGCGCCGGCGCCCCGCTTCTCTGGGAACTTATCGACGCTGCGGGGCATCAGCTCACCGGGAATAGCTTCATCGACATGTGCGCGCCAGGGGTGGAGAACACGACCGAGCCGCTGCCGCCGATCCGGTACAGCAGCACGTAGTACACCATGGACGTGTTCGCCGGGATCCGGCCTTCGCCGGAGTCGGGGCCGATCGCGCGCGCCGGATAGCCCGTGTCGGACCACTGTTCGCGCACGTGCGCGATGGTTTCGGCGTCCAACGTGCTCGGGTCGTACAGAGCGCGCCCGCACAACGTTCCGGTCTCGGGCGCGCTCGTCGATCCTTGCGGCAACGCCCGTACCTGCACTTCGATTTGCGCGCTGTTGAACAGTCCGCTGCGCTTCCACCGCAGGTGCCCGTCGAACTCCGGGTAGTACGCCAGCGGCTGTCCCGGAACGATGAGCGTGGCAACGATATTCCAGGTGGAACCGTAGGTGCCGCCGGTGAATGAGTTTTCCGGGATGCTGAGTTTCTTGACGGTGCCGACTGGGCTGCCGCCGCGGATCCCGCCGGCGCCGCTGGCCAACGTTGAGTCGTAGATCAGGGACTGGCCGTCCTCGATGGGTCCGACGAAATCTTCGGCCTCGAGGATTCGCGCGTTATCCCCCTTGGGACCCGGAATGAGGGGGATGTCGATCGCGAACGTCGGTTCCAGTGTGCTGCCGCCGGGTGTGACGTTCAGGTTCAGCGGGTAGGTGATGCCGCCCGATGGCGGCGCGACACCGCGCGCTGTCATGTGCAGGTTCGGGGTGGGGCCGGGCGG